TTATATTTCATCTTTGTTTCTTAACCCCATAAAATAAGTAACTATAAAAACCATCAATACAGTAGCTGAAAATATAATTAAGCCTGAAAGATAATGATTAAATCCGTACTCAGTAAAAGGTTGTATGGAATTTCCGACACCGTAGGGGAAAATTGCCTGAATTATCCAAACAAAAAATGAAACAGGGTAAGCTATATAATGATTTCTGAAAATAATTGAAAAGCATAATCCTAAAACACTACAAAGACCACAGACGAAGCAGTAGGTTATTATATAAATAAAATAGTAAATATATGGGTGGTTATAGCCAAATATAAACCATTTATTCATATCATGATAGTATTCCTCCATGCCTCCGAACGAACTTCCGCTATGAAAAAAAATTATGCACAATAAGAAATTCAAAAGCAGAGAGAAAAACATTATTACAGACGGAACAATTGCTGCAATTTTAAATTTTGTTTTGTAATACTCTTTTTTTCCTACTCTCATTATCAGACATTTTAAATAGCCACTGTTTCTATCGGTTGTATAACTATCCGCATATAAAAGCAAGAAATATAATTGCAATATAAAAGAAAGCAGTATTTGTGTAAAATGCCCCATTGTTGAACCTGACAAAAAGCTTGTAAAAGCAGGGTGATTTTCAGGGTCAAAAGAACCAAATAAAATAATGTCATTATAAATATGTTGAATAAAATCTATTAATGGCAGCAAAAACATCAATAAAATAATTAATCTGCCCTTTGTACTTTTGAAAATTCGCATTAATTCACATTTTATCATTTTATCACCTTTAAAACAGAATAAGCATTAAATGAGACACTATATTGTCTAACTCATTAAGTATATTCCAAAAGTCGGCAATTGTCAATGGTGTTTTTTACAAATAAGCAAACAAATTATTTGTATTTTTGGGACATTATGTGTTGATTTTATGTAAGCGTAAAATAAATCCACGACTTCCAAACAATTGAACTTTGGTGTATAATAAAGTCCAAGCAACTCTATAGAGCGGATGAGAAAATCTAAGTTAGTCTATAGAGTGCATTGTGTACTGTAAAAAAATTAGAGTGGCAAATTTTATGCCATTCCCAACTAACGTTTTTATCACAGTTGATTAATTTACAGAGATTTTTTCGCAGAGCCATCTCGCACTGTCGTTACCCTACCCTCAGATCATCAAATACCGCAATGCCTTTTGCATTGGTTTTATCAGTTTCGGCAAGAGATTTACCGTTATAGGTATAGGATATCTTGAACTCCCTGCCGCTGATTATGCCATCCTCGGCAGTTTTGTTAATTTTGATTGTTCCTGTTTCATAGTCCTCTTTCACCTTGTTTTTTCCTGCTTTGATTGTATATACGGTCGGATCAACTGAATAACCTGTTGGAGCCTTCAATTCCTTTGCGTAATAAGTCTTGTTTGGCAGCTTTACAGAGCCTTTTCCATTGCTGCCGATTTTGATTTTGGCAACCTTGTTTTTGCAGGATTTATCGCTGTAGATTCCATATACCGCAGTAGAATTATCAACGCTTGATTTTCCCACAAGATCACCGTTTGTATTATACTTATCTATCTCAAAAGTCACATCGGTCTTTGTGATCCTAAAAGCCGACATATTCATAGCGGTCGCTGTTTTACCGTCGGCCTTGTTATTAATTACAACGCCCTCAGAGCCGTTAGCCTCAATTCTCCAATGAGTACCGCCTGCACCTTTTCCGTCACCGACCGTTTTGGAATTGATAAGACTTTCCGAAACTCCAATTGATTTCAGATATGAAACAACATCGGAACGGCTGTCGAACTCACCCATATATATCCATGCATGGTCGATACCACTGGGGTTTTCAGCAACAACTACCGAACCGGGAGTAATATTTGAACCGTCGGCACACTCCCAATACGGACGGTCCGTGGTCTTAATATTCTGCTTTTCAACATCGACTTTTGAAGTCACACCGTCATAAGTGATTGTGCAGTTATCGCTGACTGTCAGCCAGTGATCGGTATCCACAGGAACGGGGTTGTTCCATGAAAATCCCGATGTTTTGTATCCAAGCTGCGTCAGCGTATAGTACACAAGTCCCGAACAGTCGATGCCGAGATTATTTATCGTCTGCACCGACAGAGGAGTATACTGTCCCTGATTGTATGCGTACCAGTACCCCTTATTCCCAAATGTATACGGTGTTCCGAGCAAAGTTGCCGCCTTTGCGATCACCGTATCGGAAGACGGAAACGCAGAGTTTTCGGTCGAAGTACTTGCGGCATTTGCTGTTATCGCTCCGCTCACAGATGAACCGAGCATAGAAAAAGCGCAGAGGCCTGCCATAAACCCTGCGCCAAGCTTCTTTAATATTTTGGATTTTTTAAACATAAAATGCATTTCTCCTTTGATTTTAAATTACAACACTTTACTTTTTATTACATCGTTATTTCCGGCTCAGGTTCATCCGCCATTTCCTCATCGGGAGTATTTTCTACCTCAATTTCCGTAGCCTGCATTTGCTCCAATACGATAATGGGAGTTTCAAACATTTCGGAATATTTCTTGATCTGATCATCGGTAAGTGAACAGCTGTCCCATTCGCCGTATTCGTTCATATAATTTCCTGAAACAAAGAAAGTTCCATGTACAAGAACATTTCCCACAATACGATTAGGCTGTGAACCATTAAGCAGGAATTCATCGTTGCACCAAGCAATCGCAGTTTCTTTCGGCTCAAAATATATAGGTTCGATACACCCTCCGACTATTGCCTGCATATCGTGAATATCATCGCCGATTTCCTTTTCATACGGCGCTTTTTCAGGCTCAATAACAAGTATTTTCATTTACAAAACCTCCTCATCTTCATTGCAATAATCCCACAGTGGACACTCGTTACAGTCATCATACATTGAACATGTTCGCTCTATTTCTTCCTCCGAGATACCGCAGTCACGGCGTTCTGTTTCAGGAGCATTGCGCCATATCGTAAGCGTCACTCCGCTATCATCGCACTCCGTTTCTACGCTTACGGGATCGCCGTTTTCATCAAAAAGCCCCGAAAATACGCTTTTTCCGTTGTCTGCCATTACTTGTGCAAAAATTATTTTTTTCATAAAATTATACCTCCAAAATTGTCTGTTTCATCGTCAAACAGCGAAAGTTGGCGAACCGCCCGTAATCTCTCGCTTGTATCGTAATTTGAAATTAAAAGCTCCGCATACTGCGAACCTCCATCGTATCTTTGTGCAAGGTTGTTTATTCTTGAAATTTCCTCGATGTGAATATTCGGTTTGTCCCACAGCTCACGGATTTCGGGACAGTCATTGTAGGAAACAAGGAATTTACCCTTGATATCCATTAGCGAATCTCTGAGCCTAATATGATCCTTGGTTTTAAAACCCACGCCCTTGTAGTAGTTTTCGGTTGCAAAATACGGCGGATCGCAGTAAAAAAAGCTGACGGGGCGATCGTACTGCCTTATCAGCTTTTCAAAATCCTTGTTTTCAACTACTACCTTCTGCAATCTTCTTGCCGCCAAGTCTATCATCGGGAAATCCGACCAAATAGAATGCGGCTGACTTGCAAAGCTGTCAAGTCCACTTGCGTAGCTGTATCTAATAAGCTGATAAAACTTCGCCGCCCTGTCAACATCACGAAATCTGCTGAACAGACCTCGTTTGTGAAGACTAGCAATCCAGTCGAAATCTTCACGAGAATCGAGGACATACCGTAGTTTGTATTTCAGCTTATTCGGCTTGTCCCTGACACAGCGATAAAGATTGGCAAGATTTCCGTTAAAATCGTTGTATACCTCAAAATCCATACCGGGCGGCTTGCGAAAAAGCACCCAGCCCGCCCCTCCGAAAACCTCGATATACCGTTCATAGTAAGGAGGAAAGCGAGCAAGCACGTCGTCCCTGAGAGCTTTTTTCCCTCCCACCCATGACATAAAACTATTCATGTTTTTCCTTTCTGCCGTTTAAAGCCAATGACAGAAAGAAAGTCGCTTTGCTAATTACAGAAGTTTTCTGTCATTGGCAAAACGACTTTAGTTGTTATTTAATTGTGTTTACTTCAACCCTTGATTATAGGGTCAACATATGAAAAAATAATACGTTTCTGTTCAAGATAGCCGTCAGCTTTATTGACCTCGTTACACAGCTCCTTGTACTGCCTTTCCGAAAGTACGGGCTTTGTGGCTCTCAGCATTGCTGGAATACTGCCGAGGCAGAACTTGAAGTCAACTTTAGCTTTAATTCTGTTTGTGTGCATTATCCCATCTCCTTGCCATAATATTTTCTCAGCAGAGTGATCACAAATCTTTGCCCTTTTCCTGTCACAAACGTCTGCTGATAGGTCTTTGTCATAGTCGGAGTTTCAAAAACCGACTCCTTTACGGAAAAATATCCTCGGTCGATAAACGCCTGATAGGGGAGATTATTCGCCATAAGAACGCCTTTTCCTTTGAGCCAGCCGTAAAGCTTGTTTCTGCCGACGGGGATATTTTCTGCTCTCGCAAGCTTTGCCATTGCGTTCATGTCGATAAGATTATCGGTATTTGACACCTGATTTGCAAACTCCACCAGTGGCTGATCGTGACGGATACGCTCGTTCAGCTTTCCTATGATCGTCATTTGAATTCGGAACAGGTCACGGTACGGCTCGTCGAGAAACGGGAGGTAGTTTTCTATAAACATTTCTTCGTTGCTGACGTAGCCGCCTGTTCTCCTCAAAGTTGGTAAAATCGTGGCTGTGACCCAACGCCTGAATTCTTTGGCTCTCGGAAGCTTGCTTGAAAGTACCAGGCTGTAAAGTCCGCTTTCGTTAATTATCATCGTATTCTGAGTACCCGTAGAACACCCGCCCTGAATCGGGGCGAGTGCCTTATCTTCGTTGTCAACATGAGCGTTAATCGCATTTCTTGGCTTAGAATATCCAAGGCATTCCGCAACATCTTTGCCTACAAACCACGGTTCACCGTCTTTTACGACCGTTCTCACTTTGCCGAATTCCTCGTTTTCAAAGATTTTAATTACCTGTTCCATTTGCGTTTTCCTCCTCGTCAAATTTCAGTAAATTTCTTGCAATAGCTTCAACCACATTTACCGTAATTGAATTTCCTGCCTGCTTGTAAAGCTGTGCGTCGGACATACCTGCTTCAGCGACTTTTTCAAACTGCTCTTTTGTAAATCCCTGCAATTTCCAGCACTCCACAGGCATAAGCCTGCGGATTCTGCCTTTGTGTACTATTCCGTGTCTGTCCGTAACCGTGAGCGTAAACATCGGTTCATTAGGTTCTTTTATTCTGCGACCGTTCTGTCGGGTAGTTTCCTTAAATGGGTTGATTATCGCCCTAGGAGCTTCTTCAAGCACTCCCGAACGTTCGCCTTTGTGAGTTTCGTTTGTTACTCCCAAATCCATTCTTGTATGCAGACATCGGGCATTTTCTGTAATCTGCGGATTTTCGTTCAAATCACAAAAAACAGCGGAATGTTCTCCTCTATGATGAGATACTCCGCTGTTCTGACGTGCGGTAACACATCTTGCAATGTCTGTCATCTGAGGATCGGGATTGCAGTCTATGAAATAAAGTCCCGTTTTACCGCCCATGCCGCCCGAACCGCTGCATTGCGTAACAGCCGTGCCGTCTGTGGAATAAACTCTCGAACCCTGACTGCCGCCTATCAGCTGTTCAGGTTTTCTTTTTTCGCAATTTTCCTCATCATTTCCTCCGAAAGCCAGTATTTCTGAGGGATATTTGTCTCCAAGATATCCGATAAGGAACAGCCTTCTTCTTGACTGCGGTATTCCGAATCCGGCAGAGTTAAGCACGCGCCAGCACATACTATACCCCAGTTCAGAAATCTTTTCAAGGATGATTCTGAAACATTCCCCCTGCGATATACCAAGCAGGTTGGGTACGTTTTCAGCGATAAAGTAACGGGGGCGCTTGGCTTCAAGGATTTGGATATAGTTAAAAAACAGGTTTCCTCTATCGTCCTCAAAAGCGAGTCTGCGCCCCGCGACACTGAACGATTGGCAGCACGGGCCTCCAACGAGCAGATCAAAATCCGGCATATTTCCGTAATCGATTTTTGTGATGTCCTCATAAAAAATTTCCCCCTTTGTGTCATACAGCGTTCTGTAGGCTTTCTGTGCGAATCTGTCAATTTCACACCATCCGACGCACTCAAACCCGCCTACTTTTTCAAAAGCCGAACGGAACGCTCCTATTCCTGCAAACGCTTCGAAATATTTTATCATTTATCACCGTTCCTTTCCTTTTTGTAATAAAAAAACGGCTAAGTCTTTTTCAAAACTTAACCGTTACATTGACATATTCATTTCTTCGTTTTCTTCAAGATCTTCCGTTTCTGTAATTTCCTCGCACTCAATATTTTCCTCTGTTTGCTTATCAATCTGACTCTGTTCCTGAGCGATTTTATGGAACTTATCCACATCGGGGATAACCCCAAGCGTTCTTCCGTTATTAAATTTACAGTGCAGAGTACCCGCATCGTCCACAAATTGAACTATGCCTTTAGTACCTGGTGGAATCGGACGGGGATCGTTATCCATACTGTCAAGGCATATCCGAGTTCCTTCGGGATATCTCTGCCTGAGCATTTCTACCTTCTTTTCGTTGTAAATCATATAACACCTCACATCGTCATTCCCATATCGGGTTCTTCGGTCATGTCCTCGGTCTGACTGCTGTTCATTTTTTACTTGATCACCTCCAGTCGTTTTAGATTCCCTTTTTATAGTATATTTGTTATCAAGCCTCCTTTGAAATAAAAAAAGACCGCTTTGTCGTTTATCACATTTCGTGATATTTGACAAAACAGCCTTCTAAACTTTGTGAATGTTTTTTCATAAAAAATCGGCAGGCTTAGAGCAAAATATACTCAAAGTCTGCCGTTATGTTCGATATTTTTTGTTGTGTAGGGTTCGACTCCCTTTTTTTCGTGAAAACTGGTGAAAAGCATCCACGGTTTTACATTAAAATTTTTTGTTTTCTAAATATCAAAAAAGCCCGTAAACACGGGCTTTTTAAGGTGAGTATCCATTTGGTATCACCAATATGGTTGCGGGAGCTGGATTTGAACCAACGACCTTCGGGTTATGAGCCCGACGAGCTACCGAACTGCTCCATCCCGCGATATTCTACTGCTTTTTTACTGCTCTCTCTTGAGTGCTTATTTATTATATCACAAATGAATGTGAATGTCAATACCTTTTTTGCAATTTTTTTATTTTGACTGAAAACTCTTGACTATTGTATCCAAATCGGGTATAATATATACGATATCGGGGTGTGGCGCAGATTGGTAGCGCGCTACCTTGGGGTGGTAGAGGTCGCCTGTTCAAATCAGGTCACTCCGACCAAAAGCCCGAAGAGCGGTTGTTAAATTAATTATCTAATTGTATCTTATCGACCGCCTGACGGCGTAAATCATCATAACTATGCAAATAAATGTTTGTGGTGTCAAGCTTTGTGTGACCGAGTAAGTCGGCAACTGTCTTGACATCCGCTCCGTTAGCGGTCAGCAGACTTGCGAACGTGTGACGGAATTTGTGCGGTGTGAGGTGTGGCAAGCCGTCAGCGTGGGTCTTTTTCCACTCCTCATTCTTGCGAATGAACATTGTGTTATACTCCTCGTGGTAACGGCGAGGGCTGAGAAAGTTCTTTGAACGTGGATTGCCAAACACAAAATCGCAAGTCTGAGGAACAGAAAGCAACAGTTTGTAAGCACTTTCATTTAACTCCACATAGCGAAATTTGTGGTTTTTCGTATCATTAACGAGCCTTGCACAGCCTTTAAGCACAACTACAGTTTGACATACAAATATGCGGCGTGCCTTTAAATCAACGTTCTCCCAACGCAAGGCGAGTATTTCTTCACGGCGTAGACCTGTCAAGCACTCAAAACGGAACATCTTCATTATAGTGCTATCGCCCGAAGTCAGAAAGGCGGCTTGTTCTGCCGTAAATGATAGCTGTTGCACTGTTTCAGGGCGTTTTCTGCAACGCCTAAGTTCAAAGGCTGAAAGGTCAATGGACGTGTAACGGCAAGCGTAAGCGTATCTCATGATACGTTTAAGGACACTGCGGAGCTTTTTCACTCTGTCAATGCAATATGTATCATCACATATCTTGATAAGGTTGTTAAGGTCAGAAAGACCGATTTCGGAAAGGTCCTTGCTGTTTATCGGCTTGCAATTCTGCTCTATAACATAATCAGTTTGCTCAGGATAGCGGACAACGCCCTCTAAATAAGAGGGGCGAAAGTCCTTGTAATAAAATTCTTTAAATTTCATAGTGATTACTTCCTTTCGAGGGGTTGTAATATCGGGTGTAGTCATTCCATGTACGCCAATACATGGGCTTATAATGGCTACACTCTTTTTACTGTTATAATGCGTGTGGACGGCTGAAAAGCCCTCTTAAATGCGTTGTAGCGGTGTTCTGCTTTGTACTCTGCAAGAAACAGCCTAAGGAGCGTGTCACGCTCAGCAGGACAGCACAGAAACACAAGCCTTTTATCCTCTCCTTTCTCTTTGCCTATCGTGCCACAGAGCCACAAATAGAAAAGATTGATTTCTTCCTTGCAAATTTCTTTTTGCTTCATAATTATACCTCCTGAAATAATTATAATATATGTTGTCGGCTTTGTAAAATCAGCCGATATTTTTGTTTTTATTTTCAACAAATTTTGAAGTCAAGCCGTCCATAAGTGTGAACAAGCCCATTTGTGAAACCTCATGGCGAACGTGTGAACACTGCTCACGGATAGCGTGACTATCACAATGAAGGTCAAAATCAACGTTGTATTTACAATAAAATGTACCGCTGTTGTTCTCGGCAGGATATTTGAAACAATACACTATATCATCAATACGCCTCGTAAGCTGTTCAAGTTTGTCTATGCCGTCATTACGTTCAGCGGTTTTTTGATAAAGTTCTGTAGGCAGAAACGGCGAAGTTATATAAACTTCCGTCCATAACGTCATTTTATTGCTGTATCGTGCAGATACCTGAGAGCGGTACTTGTCAAGCAGAGTGAGCAAATAGCTGTATGAGATACGCCCTCGGAACTCGTCAAGTATTAATATCGGCTCTCCTTGGTAGCCGTCAAAAGGGTGGTCATAGTCGGTCACACGATAGATATTTACATCACCATGCTTTTCACATAGTTCAATGTATGTATACGATTTTCCGCACCCAGTACCGCCAAACAGCCAATGTACTTTCACATCACGTTCGGGCGGTGTGTTGTCCTTGCGGTACAAGTAAAATAATTCTTCTGTTGCAGTTTTGGACTTGATAGCCTGCGGATATTGCCTATATATATCGTTTGGAGTTTGTCCGCTATAAATCAAGTCACGAATATCAGACATTGAAATCAAATCGTTTCGCTTGCCTTGACAGCCTTTTATCTCACCGACCTGAGATTTTGCAATTATCTTTTCGCCCTTTTCCTCGAACTTTCCGACCTTGTTTATATAGTCCTCGACTTGCTTTTTGTTTCCTTTGGTTATCTCAATATGTACTTTAGGAAAAAGCTTTTTCAAAGCAGACAGCGGACGGAACGTTTTTTCACTTTCAAACACGCAATGCAAGTGTTCAAGACCGAGGGCGGACACACAGAATAAAACCGCTCCTGTTCGCTTATCATCATCACCGACCCACTTATTAAGAACATCATCACATATCTGTTGCTCTGTCAACGAATGATACTCCGTAGGTTCTTGCTTTAATATAACCGCCTTACCGTTCTCGTCTTTGATTATATCACCCTCTTCATTGTGCTTATATGTAATATCATAGCGAGGGTTATTTATAACGCAGAACGCAGAATGGCAACTGAAATCAGCCATATTAACATCACCACCTTTTGTGCAGAAGTTGTGCAAATATTTTCGCACAAGATTAACAACGTAGATACGCAGATTTATAAACTTTGTGCAATGTGCAGAAGTCGGGGGTAATACTATACCCCGACTTCATGAGAGTATAGCAGAACGCCGAGAGGGAGAGTAAAAGGGGGAATCTTGAACGGCGTTCCCCTCTTGTGAATCATTGAAATCATTGAAATGTTGAAAACCTGAAAGCTGTTGTTTCCAACATTCCAACAATTCCAACAATCCACAATTCACCCCCAAGCCGTTCGCATGATAGATTTCACGGATAGAAAAATCAGAAGCAATTCTGATAATAAAGTTCGCCAAACTTTTCACAAGTACGGCAGGAAAGCTTAAAAAGCCTATCATCAAGAGACCAGTGAAATTGAATGTCAAGAGAGGAATCTCTACGCAACTCGCCAAGAGTATATTTTATTTTGCCATACAAAAGAAAAAGGTCAGATAAATTAAGAGCATTGCGATATTCACGATAAAGGCGAAGATACTCACGAACATAGTAGTTTGAAATAGTCATTTTCAGCAATCCTTTCAAATTTGATTAAAGATAGACAATAAGAAAAACAAATCCTTACCCGGTGGCTTCTTTAGTGCCGAAACTCTAAGAATAGAGTGCTACCTATTATGCTCACTTTCACGGCTACTACCTACCTTTCGAGACTTTTCCATTTCAGGCTGTCGTCATTCACCGATTTAATCGTAGTTATCTTTTTGTCTATATATATTATACTACGGGATACCGTATAAGTACATAGATATAGAGTAAACTATTTGTAAAGAAACTGTTACGGGATACCGTAGAAATAATTGTTGACATTTACTAAATTATGATGTATAATAATAGCAAGGTGGTGATTTAATGGCAGTATCAGAAGCACAAAGAAAAGCCCGTGATAAATGGGATAAGGAAAACACAGAGAAAGTGCAATTTAAAGCACCTAAAGGGTTTAACAGAATGATAGAGGACAGAGCAAAAGAACTAGGAATGTCAAAGGCAGGATATTTGAAATATGCTGTCAGACAGGAGATAAAATCAGCAGAGGACAGCCACATTGTAATAAAGACACATACAGACGAGGGGTGAAAGTATGGAAGAAATATTCACGGCGTTGGACGCTATGACGTCAATGGGCGTTGTTATACTTATCGTGAAAATAGTCATTGTGATACTGTTGATATGTGCTATATTTGAAACAGCAGGCAACAGCAAAGCGATAAGACGAGAAGAAGAGAAACAAACGGAATTATTAAGACAGATACAGCAGAACACAGTTAATAGCAATCTGCTGATGATTAACAACAAAGACAACAACAACTCGCAGTGAGCCTCACGGCAACCACTGCGAGTTGTTTCATTTACCAAGCATTTTTCCGCTTGCGAATAGATTTCTTTTGCTTTCGGTCAAGTGGCTGTGTGTTAGACTCTATGCCCTCACGATTGGCGAGTATTTCTTCATCACTGAGATACTCTTTTGCAAGCATATTCGTGACAAGCTGTGATGTATCGTAGAGCTGACGGCGTTTATTTGTCTGTAAATATGTTCTATTGTACATCTGTGCAGGTGTATAAGCCTTATTTTCAGAATATAACTCGTATTCCTCAATGTCATATGTGTAACCTGTCTGTATACGGCAGAATGGGTGCTTGAAATGCGTATGGCAAGCGGTAACATCTGCGGTAATATCTCTAATTTGTTTGTCTAAGAGGTTAAATCTCTGCACTGTTGCATATATCATCATACGCCGTTTACGGCATTGGCACAAATGCTGAAATAGCGGTTTAGGAACGGCACATTTACCGCCCGAGAAGTCACGGCTATTGAATATAGTGCCTATCTCGTCTATCAAAACAAGCGTGTTTTTAGGGGCGTTGAGGATATCTTGTGCAGTGTTCAAGGGGAGTATCTCCGTATAGTCGGGGAAGTTTTTGATATTGATATTTGTCAAGATATGAAGTTGCGGATATTTGCGACAGAGTTCATAAGCTTCGGCGACCATGAGAGAAGTTTTACCTGCACCGAATTTGCCGACAAATAAGTGTATACCCCAGCCGTTGAAAATCTGCCGCCAATTAAAGTATAAAGCTGTAGCCTTATCATAGGCAAAATACGCCGCCAAAGACGGCAGACGAACGAAATAATCTAATAAAATCATAAGCTACCTCCGAGGGTTGAAGAAACGTATCATAGCATTATAAAGCATTTTCCAAAGTAGGAAAAGCATTAAACAGGCAAACACAAATTCAATGCACAGCACACCGAATTGTTTCCATGTTTTAATAACATCAATAGCGGCTAAGTCACAGCCGAGGAGCTTTAAAAGCTGATAACAAGCATTTTGAACATCATATAGCACATTTACCACCCCTCTTTCTCAGGCTCTTGCTTGTCGCTCTGTGGCGTGTTCTGTGGCTGTTCAGCCGATTGCTTTTTTAATTCCTGTTCCTCGTATAGTGCTTCAATAAGCCGTTTACGAGGGAGCGACAAGTCTTTATCAGATTTAAAGGCGTGCAAGTCCATAAAGAACGCAACCACACCAAGAACTGCACTAATAGCCAAAATGACTATTAGTGACAGGACGAATAATTTTAATATTGCAACCATTTTAACAACTCCTTATGTATTATGGAAAAGATAACGTAACAGGGCAACGGAGCAGGATATAACAAACAATCCTATAATCATTGCACCAACGGTGAAGCTAAATTCACCAAAACGAATACGTAAACACATTAAGTGTTGAATTGAAACAAAAAGCGACTTCATAAGTGAAAACCAATCCATTTTGCACCCCCTACTTAAGAACCCATTTAACAACGCATATTGCTAACATGACAACAAAGAAAGAAATCAGGATAGTTAAGAACGTTGTGGGCAAGATACCGATACTTGCGGTTAAAAACTTGAAGAAGTCGGACGAGCCGTCAAACACTGATTTAATGCTGTCAAGTCCGAAATCAACAGAACCGAAATTTTTATCAAGATTTTTTTGTTCCTCATACTTCTCGAAATCGTCAGGAGCAAGACCGCTTTCACCCTTTTTGTCCATATCATAATCATACATATAATCAGGGGTCAACTTCTTATCAAGATAATCAGTAAACGGCTTGTTTGTATCAATTTCAGCACCATTCTTGAATATTTTCGGCTTATATTCGGGATAGTCCTTATAATTGAACGCCGTTGACGTTACGCAATAGTAATCAGGCATTACAACGTCTATTCCCTCGCCTGTTTCGGGGTCGGCATTTACTGTAACAATCTGCTTTGAGTTTAAGCTACCTTGATTGCACAGATAGCCTTGATTGTCAAGGTCGAAGTAATCAGGGGTCGGCACTGAAAGAGAAGTCAAGCGACCATATACCACGATATAAAGCTTTGTATCGGCTGTGAACTGTGAACTATCAAGATTTTCAAGATTGATAGTAACATTCTTGACAGAGCCACCCTTGCCAATAATGTATCCAGCATTTATGCCCTCTGCCTTTATCCATTCCGTAGGCTCTTTGTTATCGTCCGTAACATCATCAACAACGCCACTTGTAGTATACATATATTTGCCATAGTCCAAAGAGGTATAAACAGCGTTTTTAACGCTTTCTTCATAAGACGACTTTTCAGGGGGGGAAGTAGTAATATAACATACAAATTCATATGTATAATCTTTAAGTTCATCATAGCTGTCACGGAGTTTTAAAAATTCGTCCGTTAGTGTGACACGGACGTTAAGACCATTGCTTTCAATTTCCTGTCCGTCATTACTTGCACCCGGAGCGACAAGAGTTCCCTTGCGGCTCATGCCCTCAGAGAGAGCAGGGGAATAATCGACAGTAAAGGGGGTTGGATATTCTGAGGGAGTTATCTCATTTTCGATATTATCCCAATCATACAATTTTGTATGAATATATACTTTTGCAGATGATAAAGAAATGCCATAATCAGAAAATGAAAAAATTTGAGCGGCATAACGTTTATTAATACCATCAGGAACAGTTACAAAAGCACCACCTAAACCGCCAGAATCGACACGATTTCCTGAACTATCAAATTTACAATATAAGCGTTGTGTATCGTAATCAAACTGCGAAGTAAAATAAAAAGAATTATTTTTAAAACTATAATATGCATTAGCTGATGAATCAAATGGAATAATAAATGTCCATTTATAATCACCAACAGGTGCTGAAATAGCGATATAATTATCCGTTTTTATAGAAGATTGAAAACGATTATAAACAAAATCGAATTTGTATATATCAGACGAACTACTAACAATATTCCATTTAACGCTTGACAAGTCATTTTTAGTTACTGTATCATCAGCGAACGCAGGAACGGCACAACATATCATTAACACCATAGCGGAGAGTATTGACACAAACCGCCGAAGTTTTGTTTTCATATTTTTTCTCCTTTCAAAATAAAAAATGCGGAGCGGATTGACCGCCCCGCACAAGCGAGATATACGGCTTACTTATGTGTAAGCTTTCTGATAACGCCGATTGCAACGCCGAGGAGCGATGCACCTACAAAGACCATAACAAGCGGATTGCTTGTCATAAGTGTCCACACCTGTGACACAAGGTCAGTAATAGTTGTTACTCCCGAAGTAATAGAAGCTGATTCACCTGTAAGAACAGTAATAGGCATAATTTAATCTCCTTTCTTACTTAATTATGTCAATACTTTCAACAATGATTTTATCAACACCGCCGAAAGTACGAACGCCATAGTTTATATTTATTTTGCTATCTATCATAGCCGCAGAGTTTGGAAAAACCTCTTGCAGGATAGACGGCGATACTTTAACGGTATGGACTTCATAACCTGTTACGCTATCGTCCTTGCTTTCCTTTAGGCAGAACAACGAAAAGTTTTCCCATTTCTTGCCCGTAGCCTTGATAACACCGCTATTTTTTTTGAAACCTTTTACAATATACATCTTACATACCTCCGAAATTAATTAATAATTTATTGTAGTTCTCTTGACTACAGTTATATTATATAACATTAGACAAACGGCGTAAATGCTTGTAATATTTCTTGTCAATGTATAATTTGTTAAAATACCGCACTAACAAGCTAAACTTTTTGTAATATTTCTATGCACAATAAAACCGCCGATATTTAATCAAAATACGGCGGTTTTTATCCTAATATTTTCTATATGTGTTTGGGGTGGTAGAGGTCGTCGGTTCAAATCCGGTCACTCCGACCAATACAAAAGGCTGTTGCAATTGCAACAGCCTTTTCAATTTCATTAAAATTTTTCAGCTTGGCGGATAAGTTCAAGATAATACCGATATTCATCAATAGAAAAAAGGTCAACAAGAAAAAAAGCAAACAAAGTAGCACGAACCTCAGAGCCTGAAGTCAACTTATCAGAAAGAAATGCTATTTCTTTGTTCATTTTTTCTTTTGCGATATTTTTCATATGTTCAATAGTCATTTTCAACAATCCTTTCAAATTTGATTAATGGATATGAATCAGTAACATCAAAAACTAAATAAAATTTATCACCTAAATCAACGTGTTTAATAATATCACCCTTTTTCATAATTACACCCCCATTATAACACTTGCTTTTTTAAAAATTGGTGAATTTGGCGAATACGGCTAACATAGTCCAAATATTCAGCATCAGTAAATAATTCGACACATTTAAAAGATAAGAGAGTAGCGAAAAGTTCATCAAATGAAATCACATTACGAGAAAAAAATGATATTTGTAGCTCCATGCGATCCTTAGCAATATCTTTCATTCGATCAATAGTCATTTTAAACACCCTTTCTGCGGTTTATGGGTTATCCGCTTCCCCTTTGTCTGTATATATTATACCATATTGCTAGCATTATATCAATAGATAAATTGCACAAATTTTGCTAGCAATATATATTGAAATTGTATATTGATAGCATTATAAAAATGTGATATAATATAGTCCAAAGAGGTGATAACATGGTAAGCGAAGCACAAAAGAAAGCCACAAGCAAATACATTTCAAAAGCATATGACCAAGTATCTTTGCGAATGCCAAAGGGCAAACGTGAAGTCTACAAAGCCTATGCAGAAAGGCAAGGCAAGAGCCTGAACGCCCTTATAATTGAACTACTCGAAAAGGATATGCAGGAAGAAGATTAATCTTCTTCCTGCTTTTGCATATAGCGAACGACAGGAGCAGACAGCAAGATTTGTGCATAGTTACTCAGATGTCGAACGTGTAGCCCATTCGTTCAAAAGTTCTGCCCACAGCGAGTTCGACTTTACCACCCGAATGCTTTTGAACGAAAAAAAGAAGCAAAAAACATACACAAGTAAATATTAATCATCATAACAAGGCACAGAGCAATTCTCACAAGCAGGAGAATCTGTAAGATAAAATATACATTCCTCACAGTGGGCATAACAGCAACAGTTATCATAATCGCATAGCTTATTGGCACATTCGCCATGATCAGTATTTTCTTTACACCAAAAATTAAACTCTTTCATTTTAAAAACTCCTTTATTCAAATTTGAGATTATTCACAGCTTTGCACATTTGGTTGAAATTGCTATGTACATAACGCTGAGTAGTTGTTATATCAACGTGTCCGAGCAATGCTCTAAGAGTTTCAATATCTGCACCGCACTGAATAAGATACGTTGCATAGCTATGTCTAAGCTTGTGCGGGGTGAGATACTGTAAATCAGGATACTTTGTTTTTTGTTGCTCATAGAACATTCTATAGAGTCTATTATAACGTCTAAGGGATATTATTGTATGCGTTATAGGTGAAACAAACAGAAAGCCGTCTGAGACGTCCTGAGAGCGTATCTGATTAAGTATAGCAATAGCATTACTATGCAAAGGGATAAGCCTATCACGGCGAGATTTTGTGGTCTGTACAATCCTATCACCGCATGAAGTATGTACGAGTGTCTGACAGACTTTAAGATATCTGTTATCAAGGTCAATGTTATCCCAACTAAGGGCGAGAAGTTCACCACGGCGGAGACCTGTCCACAAGTCAAGCTGAAACATTCTGCAAACTCTACTATCATCATCAAAAAAGTGAACGAGATTATCAGGGCTGAAATATTCAGCTTCTTTTTTTATACGTTTTGGAGGTTTAACATAGTCGCAAGGGTTTTTGTCACAATAACCATTAACTATAGCTTCACGGAATACACGTTTAAGTAAGAAATATGAACGTCTTTGGCGATCATTACTGTAAGATAGGGTAGATTTAAGACAATTCTGAATATCAATAGGCTTGACCTCTGTAAGCTCCATATCAGCTATATAACCGAAGTGTTTTTGATTTATATAGTAATAGTCCTTATAGCAATCATAGGCTATCACATCAACGCAGTATGCGTTATAGAACATCTCAAACCATTCTTTAAAAATCATAGGACATCATCATTTCCATTCTCTTTAAGATATTGAAGTATATCATTGCAGTTCTTTTCAACCTGACTTGAAAAGGTGAAACTACTTTCATACTGATAACAGACATTAGCACGAGGGGGAGAAACTATCGGTAAATCATCTTTAAAGTCTGAATTGCAATAGATCTCATTAGTTTTACGGACTATGTTCTTACTACTCCAGAAGAATTTACCGAAGATTTTCTTTACGTCCTTAGTAATGTACTTTGTGACGTAAAAAGCTAGGTTTGACATCTGCCCGTAAGTCTGAATAGCGGTTGAAAAACCATAGCGCCAATCAGACACGTTATATACAACAGGCAAATCAGATATATCACAGCCGAGCTTATCACATATATGCAGGCGCTTTATAGTATCTATTTTAAGGGGCTTGTCATGACCCTTAACAAGACGTGTACCACTATCTACGAATTTAAAGTCACAATCGTTTATAAGAGCGTGGCAATGAATACCGCCTTTTTTGTGATACTCAGGAACTAAGATATATTTAAGCCCTTTTCTACTAACTGCATTTTCAAGCCATTTTTTCAAAGGCTTTATGACTTCTTTAGGATTTGTGCGGTCAAGGTTATCACCATTAAAGGTAATAGTAAGGAAGTATTTCCAATCATTTTGATAAACTATATCAAAGATACTTTGCTTTGCTCTTTGAACACTATCGGAACGAACTTCACTGCTTTGTGACTGCTTATCTTTAAACTTACGAGTATCAAGCATATCAAACATTATGTTTCCGTTTTCGTCCTCATACTCAAAATAACATATGTAATTTTCACGAGCCGTTTTAAGTTGCTCTTGTCTTGAACGTTCGTCAATACTATGCTCATGCTTGCAGTGATACTCAAATGCAGGGTCTTTAAATATATGTCGGTCAGAACGTGTTATAGTGTAACTGCCGTCACGATATTCCTTTATCTTTGTATTGCACTTGACCTCTTTAGAGGACGTTTTTAGGGGCATTTATATCAACTCCCATTTATTAGGTGAGTGCTTTTTGTGGCTAATATCAAGTAATAGCCACACGCACCGCAGGGCGGCGCAAGCGCTCGCCCCTGCGGTCGCTCGTGGCTATACGCCACGCCTTTTTCGCAGGCTTCTACTTGTCTTTCTATCGTGCATTATGTCACTTGTGACATCTACACCACGATTAGCAAGTATTTCCGTGTCGCTGATATACTCCTTATCAAGCATATTATCTACAAGCTGAGAAGTATCATATAGCTGTCGGCTCTGATTAGTCTGCAAATACAAACGGCTGTAAAGCTTTTTCGGCATATATGACTTATTTTCCGTATACGCTTCATACTCGTCTATATCATAGGTCTTGACCTTGATAAGGCGTGTATAAGGGTGACGGAATGAAGCACGGCACGTTGACACTGTAGCCGTTATATCTCGTATCTGCTTATCAAGAAGATTGAAGCGTTGAACTGTAGCAAGTATCATCATTTTGCGCTTTCTGCACTGGCAGAGGTGTTGAAAAAGCGGTTTAGGAACGGCTCTTTTACCACCTGAGAAATCACGAGAATTAAAGATAGTACCTATCTCATCAATCACCACAATGCAATTTTTAGGAGCGTGCAGGATATCTTGTGCTGAATTAAGCTTATATATATTCGTCCACTCAGGGAAGTTTTGAAGATTGATATTTGTAAGTATCGACAACTGAGGATAACGCACGCAATAGTTATATGCTATCTGAGCGAGGGTTGACGTTTTACCGGTGCCGAATTTACCGGTATAGAGGTGTATGCCCCAACCTTGAAAGATAGCGGAATTATTGAAGTATGCACCGAAAAGGTGGTCATATACCTCATAGGCGATAAAGGGCGGTATTTGTTTTATGTAGTCAAATATAATCATAACAAATCACCTACACAGCACTTGCACAACGTGTCATGCGTATCATCACATTATAAAAGAACTTGCAGAAGATACAGAGCATAACCACAGCAAATATAAAAGCCATGCCGAGGAGCAAAGCGTCATATCTATTCATGACTTCTTGCGAGAGGTCACAGCCCATAAGCTTGAGCAACTGATAAAACGGATTGTTTTCATCAAAAACTATGTGTACTTTCATTATCGTTCACCTCACAATCATCAGTTTCAACCGCAGGAACGGCTTTTATTTCAATATCTTCACCGAACATCAAAAGCTCAATAAGCTGTTTTCTGTTTCCGCTGAACTCATGTTCAGCTTTAAAGTTTCTAAGGTCAGTAAAGAAACCTATAACACCGCTTATAGTACAAACCATAAAGCAGACAGCGAGTATAAACAAAACCAAGTTAAGCATTTTTCTACCTCCTAACGAGCCATACAAGAGAAAGGACCATAAGAGCAACGAGGACGACTAAAACAATATTTACTAACATAATAAACCTACTTTCTAAGCATAAAATATAATAACGTCAAGCTGATTGATAAAAGCATACCGCCTATAATAGCCGAACCGAGAGTAAAGCTGTATTTTCCAAATGGAAACGTATAAGACATACAGTTCATCAGAAATTTAAAAACTAATTCAATACCATGTATTATATCCATAATTCACCTCACGTAGGTAAAACAAGCTTGATAAGCGCAATAGCTAAGAACAGCACAAACCATGCAGAGAACACAGCATAAAACCATGACGGCAAACAAGAAAGAGCAGCGGTAAGAAAGTCCCAATATGTACCCGTTGTACTGAAAATGGACTTTATATCCGTGAAATCAACAGAGCCGAAATTAGCATTGATTTTCTTTTTATCAAGATACTTGTTATAATCATCAGGTTGCATATATGAACCATCATTTATAACACCATCTGAACCCTTAGCAAGGTCAACGTCAGTGACCTTTGACGGCGGTATATTACACAAGTCTTTAAGCTTTGTAGTCGAGGGATTGTAAGTATTTCCGTCCTTGTCTTTATATACTTTTGGTACATAATCAGGAAACTTCTCATAAGAGAAAGGGTCTGAAATAACAGAATAAACACGATAAGCCTTGAATGTTTCGGGCTTGCCTGTTTCTTCATCAACGGACTTTACAAAATCATCAATCTTCTCACACGTCTTAAGGTTTGTAAAATCTTCTTGATAGGCATACGAGCCGAGCCAAGTTGAAGATGTTGTGTCCTCAGTTTTTTCACCATTCTGAGGAGTAACATGACCGTTATTCTTTACAAATACACCGATAACATTAACATAAAGCTTGCTATCATCAGTAAGACCATGTGTTTTATAATCAATAGAAGTGAGGTCAAAAGCTACAGAAAGTTTGCCGTCACGTGGAATAGTATAAATAGGTGTTCGACCTTGATATAATGTTAAATACGGCTCAAAGCTGTCAACAGTACCATTACTGTTTAAATCGTCAGAGGAAGAGCCGTCAGCCTTGACCTTTTCATCATCTTGTCCCTTGTAGTAATTGCCGTCATGGTTCATTGCATAAAGCACAACATCTTCATTAAAGAAACGTTGCAAATCATCACCAGCGTTAAGAAGATTTTTTGAAAGACAACATAAAACGGCATAAGTGCCAGAGCCATAAGCTTTTCCTAAGTCTTTTTCATTGAACGTTTTTAAAAACTCAGGTGTAAGCTTTATATCAAGGTTTATATTATTATTTTCAGCTGCTACAAGTCCATTTTCATCAGCATTAGCACCGCCCTTTGACGGATAGTAAATTTTATTTTGCATATTCAATGAAAGTTCGGGTGTATATGTAACAGTAAACGGAGCAGGAACAGCGTTAGGGTCGGGGGGTTCTAACTCGTTTTCAAGATTATCGAAATCATATACTTTTGTATGAAAATATACTTTAACAGACGTTTGAACATAGTCATTAATATTAATTAATGCCTTACATTCGGGTTTTGTAAACCCACTAGGCTTAGTGACATTCCAACCACCATAACCAACAGATTCAGTTTTATTATCAGAAGAATCGAATTTGAATAAAAAACGTTGTGAATCATAAGCAAAAGCAGAACCAAACAAAAATTGATTATTGGTAAAGCTATAATATGCAATAGCAGTAGAGTCAAAATAAAGAATATTAGTTTCTGATGTGCCGTCAGATTTTTTGCCATAGACAGCTATATAATTATCAGTTTTCGAGATAGTTGACTGATAGCGATTATAAACATCAGTAAAGTGCGGAATGTCAGAAGATTTACTAACAATATTCCATTTAACGCTTGACAAGTCATTTTTAGTTACTGTATCATCAGCGAATGCAGGAACGGCACAGCATATCATCACAACAAGTGCAGAGAACATACACAACACTTGCTTAATCTTTTTTCTCAATTTATCAACTTCCTTTCAAAAAAATTAAGCGGAGCAATTTGAATTACTCCGCTTATGTAAATGGTTTTGATTATACAGCGTGTCTGAACTTTGCGAAAAGTCCTGCACCTGAGCCGAGAAGAGACAGACCTACAAGAATTGCAATAGGTACATTGCTTGTCATAGCGTCCCAACAAGAACCAAAAACAGTAACGGCATTACTAAGCATTGTTGTTACAGCTTCCATTATTATCAAAACTCCTTTCTTATTAAATTTTTATAACAGCGGTTTCACCGCTAATTATTTTGTGTTGCGGTGAAGTGTTCCGTCTGCATTGATAACGGTGATATCAACAAGCTGAGAACGTCCGTTAAAAATCTGATAGTTCAGCATTACATCACAGCCGAGAAGCTTATTGAAATCCTCAGAATTTCCGTTAAGTCTGATTGCATTTTCGGTAGGTATTTTCAGCGTATCAACCATTTTCCCGTGACAGTCGGGGTTATCAACTTCCTGCAGAAGCTGAAATACAACCTTTTCGGGGCTGTTTATCTGCTTGCCCTCGATTACTCCGTTAAATGCTTTCTTTTTTGTCCAACCTACAATAGTTGTTTTCATGTTTTTTTTCCTTTCTGAGGTTTTTCGGCTTTTCCTCGTGCCTTTTCCTTTGTGTTTCTTTTTCGTGTCCCTTTTGCCCCTGCTGGCGCTGGGGCGGAACGGCAAGCGACTTCATTCGCTTTGCTCATGAATTCCATTGCCTATTTTTTTAACTTAAATTTCTTTTCGCTTCACTCAAATAAATTTAATTTAAAAAAATTCCATGGGACACTTACGTTTATCATTGCTTTAGTACAATAATGTACTACCGACATATATAATATACCCCATTTTTGTACTATTGTCAATAGAACAATTATGTACTATGATATAATTTGTATGAATAAACAAATAAATGAGGTGATTTTTATTAATTATTATCAAAGACTTAGAGATTTAAGAGAGGATATGGAACTAAATCAAAGCATGATAGCGAAAATTCTTGACACTTCTCAAAAGCAATATAGTAGGTGGGAAACAGGTGAATATCCTATCCCATTTGAAAAAGTTATACAGTTAGCAAAATTTTATAAAGTGAGTATTGATTATATAGCAGGACTTACGAATGACAAAAGAGGAATAGGCTATAAAGCCGACAGCAACAGCAAATACAACATAACACAGCAGAACAATAATAGTGCTATTGTAAAAATAAAGGAGTGATAAAGTTGAATAGTGTATATAGTATAATTAGTGTTTTAGATGATACAGTAAAATTAATTCTTGCCACACGTTTAATAATAAATCTGTTAATACTCGCACTTATAATCTATTTAATCTGCAAATTTCTTGACCTTTGCAAAACTGTTAATGATCTTTCAAAGAGGAACAAGGAGCAGGCGGAACTATTAAAACAGCAAAATGAAACGCTTGTGAAAATAGGACAGATAATAATAAAAATTAATAAGGATAAAGAGGAGTAATCATGCTAGAGGAATTATTTCAAAATGCAGAAACAGCAACAGCAATATTCATAGGGTTGAATATACTTTGGCTAGTAATTGTTATTGCTTTAATTATTTGTGTTTTCAACATATCCATAAGACAATCACATCAGGACAGAGGACAAGACACAATAATCAAGCTACTGCAAAACATCTCCGACCAACAAGAGGACATACTTGACGAGCTGAAATACCTCAATGACAGCAATGACATAGACCGACAGGAGCAAGAGGACTACACAGAGCCAAATGACTATCAAGACTTCTGAGTGTCGCCTAATCGGCGAGAATACAAAATGCTAACCACTACGGAATAATGTTAAGAAGCGGTGCTTGCTTGTCACTCCGATATAACACAATCAGAACAAAGGGAACGCACAGCCTTGCGACAGTGTGCAGACCTGCACCCCAGAGGTGGGCACGTGGCGATGTCACACAAAGTTTTTCACTGCGTTCAAAACTTTGGCGACCGCCACTCAGGCAGGGGGCAGGCAGGGCGCACAGCACAGCATTATGCGCCCTGCACCCCCAACATTTAATGCTTCGGACATAAAAAAACACCCTACGCACTTCGTGCGTGGGCTTGCGTGGGCTTGGGGTGGTAGAGGTCGTCGGTTCAAATCCGGTCACTCCGACCAATATGTAAAAACGGCTTTCCGTTATTGTGGAGAGCCGTTTTTTTAGTTGTCAAAATATTCTAACACAAAAAAAGCTCCGAAATGATCGGAGCTTTTGGTTTTATATTACATCTTCGCAAGCTTTGCAAATTCTGCTTTCAGTGCAGGATAGATCTCTGTGTAAAGCTTGTAGTATTTCTCATATTCAGGTACTCGCTCTGCTTCAGGCTGCTGTACCTTGTCGGTCTTTACTACTGCCTTACAAGCTTCCGGTACTGATGAGTAAATGCCTGCGCCTGTTGCTGCAAGAAGTGCTACGCCAAGGGCTGGACCTTCTTTCGATGAAGCTGTTTTTACAGGGCAGTTGTAAAGATCTGCGAGCATTGATCTCCACAGCGGTGAGCTTCCGCCGCCTCCGCATGCCATCATGTCGGATACGTTGATATCCATTTCTCTGAATACCTCAACGCAATCTCTCAGGGAGTATGATACGCCCTCCATTACTGCTCTCAGCATATCACGCTTTGTGTGCATTGCGGAAAGTCCGAAGAATACTCCTCTTGCGTCAGGGTCAAGATGCGGTGTTCTTTCGCCCATGAGATATGGCAGATAGAGAAGTCTGTTTGCACCAACAGGCACTTTCTCTGCTTCCTTATCCATGAGATAATATTCGTCAACGCCCATGCACTTTGCTGTTTCTTTCTCTGCATTGCAGAAATTATCCCTAAACCATTTCAGCGAAAGTCCTGCGCCTTGTGTAACACCCATAACGTGCCATGCGTTCGGTACTGCTGCACAGCAGGTGTGAACTCTGCCCTTTGGGTCGATAGAGATAGAAGAAGTGTGTGCAAATACAACGCCTGATGTTCCGATAGTTGTGAACGCCTTACCGTCCTCTGCAACGCCTGTTCCGATAGCCGCAGCGGCATTGTCGCCTGCTCCGCCTACTACTATAGTACCCTCTTTAAGTCCTGTAAGCTCAGCCATTTTCTTTGTGACTTTGCCTGTTACCTCGCATGACTCGTACACCTTGCCCAGCATTGACATATCAATGCCAAGCGCATCGCAGACTTCCTTTGACCAGCAGCGGTTTGGCACGTCAAGAAGCTGCATACCGCTGGCGTCGGAAACCTCTGTTGCATATTCGCCTGTGAGGATAAATCTCAGATAGTCCTTTGGCAGAAGAATGTGTCTGCACTTTTCATATATATCAGGCTCGTTGTTCTTTACCCAAAGAATTTTCGCAGCCGTCCAGCCTGTGAGGGCAGGGTTTGCTGTTATCTTGATGAGCTTTTCTCTGCCTAGCTTTTCGTTCATTTCTTCAACTTCTGCGGCAGTTCTCTGATCGCACCATATTATGGACTTTCTAAGAACGTTGTCGTCCTTGTCGAGCATAACAAGTCCGTGCATCTGTCCTGAGATACCAATACCTGCAACGTCCTCTTTATTTACGCCGCTTTTGGTCATAACAGCCTTGATAGTGTTTATCATTGCGTTTGCCCAATCAGCAGGGTCTTGCTCTGCATAGCCGTTTTTAGGCTGATACATAGGATATTCAATAGTTACAGAAGAAATAACAGTACCCTTTTCGTCAAAAAGCACCGTCTTAGTGCCGCTTGTGCCGCAGTCTACGCCGATTACATAAGCCATATTTTTTTTACTCCTTTATAATATGTATAGTATCATTTGTACTTATTAAAACGATTACATTAATTATACAATATTTCTCTCTGAAATGCAATACCCATAAAACGTTTTCGCAAAATTTATCTGCACATAAAAACAGGACGGTGGGGCTACCGTCCTATAAGTTTGTTGAAAGACCTGGCGAACTTGTTGGCGGGACGTCGTGTCTGCGTTATTGGCAGGGTACGGTTTTATACCGCCATTTTAAGTCTAGTCTGCTTTCTCAAGCACAAAGAATGTGCTGTTGTTTTCGCTTTTCATTTCCTTTATAGCCCAGCCTGCCGCGATCAGACTATTGAGCTTTTCAACTCGCTGAAATCTGTCCATATCCGGGGCTTTTCCATCATGGGCTTTGTCCTCATTTCTTGAAACATAAAATATCTTTTGCATATATATCCTCTTTCCCTGAGAGTGACAATTGTTCCCCGATTTTTTTACAACTGTCGCATTTTATTGATTACATTATACTACACAAATATGGAGATTTCAAGGAATACCAAAAATTTTAACCTCTTTTTAACGCTTTAGTATTATTCTGATTTTTCATGCTTTTCAGTGCTTATTATATATAACGGCATAGGTAAGGTGTAAAAATGCACGTTTTTAGGGCTGCTTTATGTGCTGATATGTACAAAAACTTATGACAAGTGAGTATTTTTATATGACAGCCCTTGACTTTTTTTTATAAAAGGCATATAATAATATTATTAATTTATATATTTATAGTCTTTATAAATAATGAAACTAAGAAACTAATTTATATGGAGGGTTTAACAATGGGTAGAGTATATAACTTCAGCGCAGGTCCTGCTGTACTCCCTGAGGAAGTGCTTAAGGAAGCTGCCGATGAAATGCTCGATTATAAGGGCACAGGTATGAGCGTAATGGAGATGAGCCACCGTTCCAAGGCGTTCGATGACATCATCAAGGAAGCTGAAAAGGACATCAGAGATCTTATGGGTATCCCTGATAACTATAAGGTACTGTTCCTTCAGGGCGGTGCTTCTCAGCAGTTCTCAGCCGTTCCTATGAACCTTATGAAGAACAAGAAAGCGGCTTACATAATCACAGGTCAGTGGGCTAAGAAGGCTTATCAGGAGGCTCAGAAATACGGCGAGGCTGTTGCTGTGGCTTCTTCTGCTGACAAGACTTTCTCTTATATCCCTGATTGTTCAGACCTCGATATTCCTGGGGACGCTGACTATGTTTATATCTGCGAAAACAATACTATCTATGGTACAAAGTACAAGACACTGCCTAACACAAAGGGTCACACACTTGTTGCAGACGTTTCTTCCTGCTTCCTGTCTGAGCCTGTTGACGTAACAAAGTACGGCGTTATTTACGGCGGCGTTCAGAAGAACGTTGGTCCTGCCGGTGTTGTTATTGCTATCATCAGAGAAGATCTTATCACTGACGATGTTCTCGAGGGAACACCTACAATGCTCAAGTGGAAAACTCAGGCTGACGCTGACTCTCTTTACAATACACCTCCTTGCTATGGCATTTACATCTGCGGCAAGGTATTCAAGTGGATAAAGAAAATGGGCGGTCTTGAGGCTATGAAGGCTCACAACGAGAAGAAGGCTAAGATACTCTATGATTATCTTGACCAGAGCAAGCTCTTCAAGGGCACTGTTGTTCCTGAGGACAGATCTCTTATGAACGTTCCATTCGTAACAGGCGACGCTGAGCTTGACAAGAAGTTCGTTGCTGAGGCTACAGCAGCAGGCTTTGTAAACCTCAAGGGTCACAGAACTGTTGGCGGTATGAGAGCTTCTATCTACAACGCAATGCCTATCGAGGGCGTTGAAAAGCTTGTTGAGTTCATGAAGAAGTTCGAGGCTGAGAACGCATAATCAGATTTGATCGAGGTGAAATTTCAATGCTTCATCGATTGCTTCATATGATAAGCACTGCTGATTTGATCAAAAACAATCCGGACGATTGGCGTGATAAGCTTAATGAAAGAAGTAAGTCAAAAGGCAAAGTTGTTCTCGTTCTTTTCGCTGTAATACTTGTTCTTTGCCTGTTTGTAAGAATTATCACTTAAATAGATGAAAGAGGTTAGTTTAATGTACAACATATTGACTTTGAATAAGATCGCCGCTTGCGGTACAGATATTTTCGACAAGGCTAAGTACACAGTAAGCGACAATGCTGAAAATCCTACCGCTATAATGGTACGTTCAGCAAAGATGCACGATATGGAAATGCCTGAGAGCCTGCTTGCTATTGCAAGAGCAGGTGCTGGCGTAAACAACATTCCGGTTGAGAAGTGCGCAGAGCAGGGAATCGTTGTATTCAACACTCCTGGCGCAAACTCAAACGCTGTTAAGGAACTTGCTATTTGTGCGCTTCTTCTTTCTTCAAGAAAGATAACTGAGGCTGCTGCATGGGCTGCATCACTTAAGGGCACACCTGACGCTCCAAAGACAGTTGAGGGCGGCAAGTCTAAGTTCGCAGGTCCTGAGATACTGGGCAAGACTCTTGGCGTAATCGGTCTTGGTGCTATCGGCGGAAAGATCGCAAACGCAGCCGTTGCACTTGGCATGGACGTTATCGGCTATGACCCATTCCTTTCTGTAAACGCAGCTATCCAGCTTGATCCTGCTGTAAAGGTAACTGCTGATATCAATGATATCTACAAGAACAGTGACTATATCACTATCCACGTTCCTTATACACCTGACACAAAGAACACTATCGACGAAGCTCAGATAGCAATGATGAAGGACGGCGTTCGTCTTATCAACCTTGCAAGAGGCGAGCTTATCAACAGTGCGGCTGTTGTAAAGGCTATCAAGGACGGCAAGGTTGCAAAGTATGTAACAGACTTTGCAGATGATGTTGTTCTTGGCGAGGAGAACGTTATCGTTCTTCCACACCTTGGCGCTTCCACACCTGAGTCTGAGGACAACTGCGCAACAATGGCGGCTCACGAGCTTATCGACTATATCGAGAAGGGAACTATCAAGAATTCTGTAAACTTCCCTAATGCAGAGCTTGCTAAAACAGGCGACCACCTTGTTTGCGTGCTTCACAAGAACGTTCCTGCACTTATCGCACAGATCACATCTGTTGTATCTGACAAGGGCGCAAATATCGAGAACCTTGTAAACAAGTCTAAGAAAGACTGGGCTTACACAATGCTCGATGTTACAGGCGACGTTGACGCTGACGCTTTCAAGTCTATCGAGGGCGTTGTTGGCGTAAGAGTTCTTTAATTGTTGATAAAAGAAATTTTATATGCAGCAATGAGGCTGCCCACGGACGAACTGCGTCTTGGGCAGCCTTTTTTGATACAAAAAAAGCTATAATTTAAGTGAAAAATGAAGGAATTTAAAATGGACAAACTTATAACAGCAATTTTATTTATCGGAATACCAATGGCACTGACTCAGCTTATTTACAGGATAATTGACCACAAGGGTAACAAGACCGCAAAGCTTGCTGAGCGTTTTCCTGTGCTTGTGAAAAGAAAGTTTCTTGTGCAGATAGGCGGAGCAATGGCATTCGTTATCGTGTTCGGGCTTATCTCGCTTCTGCTTGACCTGCCTATCAAGGTGTTTTTCATTGTGTGCGGAGTTGTAGTGGGCGTGATAAACGGCATGGCTGTCACGCTTATGTACAGAGATTAGTCGGTTGCAACGTGGCAACTGGGGCAAAATAAAAAGCTGCCAGATATTTGACAGCTTTTTTTTGTATGCTTATTTCTTTCTGAAGACCACAAGCTTGCTGATGACATAGTTAAGTATCAGCACAACAACGTTTGCCACTATCTTTGTTACCCAATAGTTGAAGCTGAGAAGTGAGTAGCCGAGCCACATCATGAACATTTCTACGAGAAGAGTGAATATCCTGCCACCGTAAAATGAAGCCGCTTCGGAGATTATCGCCTTTTTGCCCTCTGCTTCAGACTCGAAAACCCATATCCTGTTGGTTATGTATGCGAATGTTACTGCACATATCCATGATATGACGGTGCTTGTGGTGGAAACACCGCCCTTGCCTATGCCTGCCTGCTCCAAAAGCACTTTTGAGATGCCTGCGGTCACAAAGCTGACTGCGGTGGTGAGTACGCCGAAAAACAGATACAAAAGCATTTCTTTGTTTTTGACGTAAAAGGGTCTGAACCAGCCGAATATCTTCCAGTCCATTATTTTGTCGAAAATGTCCTTATCTTTCTTTGCCAT